GCCTTGAACGGGGGTGTCATCCGCCGTCTCGCCGGGTTTGGGCACGGGCGTCAGGGTCATGCTCCCCTCATCGAGGACGAACGACCCGCCCCGATCGGGGTAGGGTTGGACGGACGGCGCGGGCGTGGTTTTGCTCTTGCTCATGTGGGCGTGAACCTCAGCTGATCGGTGATCGAAAACGAGATGTCGTAGACGAAGGCGCCTGCGACGGCGCGGCTCAGGGTGCAGCCGCGGAAGACCATCACGCCGACGCGGCCGCCCCAGTCCCAGCCCGCCAAAGCGGCGATGATGGCGGCGATCAGTTCGCCGATCACCGGCAGCGCCCGGGCGCCCGAGACATCCCCCGCCTTGACCGTCAGGACGACCGAATAAAGCCGCTCGATCGACTGGACATAGGCGCCGGTGCGGGACGCCTGCGGTCCGCCCTTGATCCCGGTCGGGATGACATGGGCGGCGGGCGTCACCTGCGGCAGCTGGCCCGTGGCGGTCAGCGCACCAAACTCGGCCGCCCCCCAGGCACGCCCGCCCAGACCGGGCACGCGCTCCTTGAGCCGGGCGGTGATGTCATCGACCTCGGCCATCAGATGAAGCCCGTCATCGTGCTGGCCGAGAGCGGCCGAGGCCGGTCGGTCATCCGCACGCCGCTTGCCGCCGTGGTCTGCGGCTCGGCCCCCGCCACGGCCAGCTTGACGCGGCCATCGGCGATATCCCTGAGCATCCGCTGGGCGGTGTCGTAATCGGCCTTGGTCTTGGCGTCGGGCTCGGTCAGGTGCAGCGACCAAAAGGCCAGCACCTGCGCGATCGGCGGCAGCTGCGGCGGCACGGTGGCCAGCGGCAGCGCATAGTGGCGGGCCAGATAGCCGTCGATCGTCGCATCGGCATCGGCCAGCGCGCGGGTGATCATCGCCGCATCGATCGCGCCGGTGGCGATCTCGGCGCGGTCGGTCAGCATCACCAGCGCCGAGGCGCCGTAACGGTCGATCATCTGCTGTTGCGTCGCATAGGTCATGGGGCCGATCCTGAAGGGTGGTGCCGGTGCTCTCCCGGCTGTCACGCCCGCGTTTTTGCGCTGTTGCCTGGCCTTGCGGCCTCACGCTGAGGGAGGACGTTTGCTCGCTGCCTCAAATCTCAGGTGGCCTCGGCGGGCGGCGCGGGGTCCGTCGCGCCGTCTTCCTCGGCGGGCGCCTCGGGGACCGTCGCCGCCGCGTCGAAAGTCACGACGCCAAGCCCGCGCAACTTGAGCGCTTCGGGCCGCGGCAGATCGACGGTGTCGCCGGGGCCATAGACCGTGCGGTCATGGTCGAGGGCGTCGATCACCTGGGCGGTGACCGTATCGGGTTCGGGGGTGGGTTCGGGCTTCTTCGCCATCATCTTCTCCTTTGGGTGGGAGCACGGCGCCAGGGCGCCATGCCGCGGTCGCATCAGGCCAATCAGGCGATAACGTTCTGGATGAAGTAGCCGACGTCCTGCGCCGAGATCAGCTCGCGCACCCGCTCGCCGACGCGGATACGGAAACCGCCCTCCAGCCCGATGTCCGGATCCTCGATCCGCCCGGCCAGCCGGTCGCCGAACTGCGCCGTAAAGCCGAAGGTGATGCCGCCCTGCTCGACCGAGGCCAGCGGGTTGAGGTGCAAAAGCGCCAGGTGATTGCCCCAGGTGCGCGCCAGCGCCGGGTTCTGCCCCGGCTTGGCCGTGTTCGCCCAAGCATCGCCCACCAAGACCTCGGTGATCCCGTCGCCCGCCAGCAGCTCCTTGAACTGCTCGATCGAGATCCGGCCCTGGTTCGACACGTTGCCCTTGACCGCGTTGACGATTTTCGGGTGCGACGACAGCTTGGACCAGACCGCGCGGCCCATCACGACGGTGTTCGGGCGATAGACCAGGGTCGCATCCATCCCGGCCGCGATCACGCCGATCGGGTCCGAGTTCGCATAGTCGGAAAACTGCGACGTGCCCGACAGCGTGATCCGGCGGCTCGCCGCATAGGAGGCCGCGTTGAAGACCATGTTCGCGACCCGCAGTTCGCGGATGTTCTCGATGGTCTCGGTCAGCATCTCGGCCGCGTGGGCCTCGGGGTCATAGATCGTGCGGCCCTCGGCCTTGGCGGCATTCGCCGCGTTGATGTCCGATTGCGGGATCGGGCTGTCGAGACCGTAATCAGCCACGTCCGAGGTCGTTTCGGTGCCGCTGAATTCGAGCTGCTTCACGGCACCCTTGCGACCGACGCGGGCGTCGGGCGTGTTGAAGGCTTCCGAGATCGGATAGACCGTGTACTTGAACTTTTCGGCCGAGACCGGCAGGCGCGGCAGGACCTTGTCGGCAATCCGCATCGCGGAGCCATTTTTGAAGCCGATCGCCACGGCGGTAAGCGTGGCATCGACGATGAACGGGCGGCTGGTGGCCATTGGGACCTCTTGCTGTTGGGGGATCAGGCGCCGCGGTAGAACGCGCGCGGACCGACCAGGATTTCGATGACGTCGCCCGCGACACCGGGGGCCTGCGCCTTGCCGACGACGGACATGAAGACACCGGCGGTGGGGACGGCCGCGATGGCGTTGCCGTTGGCATCCGCGGTCAGCTCGGCACCCGCGGTGACGGTGCCGCCCAGCGTGACCTGACCGATGCCGGACTGCGTGACATCGACCATGTCGCCCGCCGCACCGCCGAACTGGCCGGTCACGCCCAGCACCGGATCGGTGTTGGCGGCGGCCGGGCCGATCTTGGTGCTGGCCGCCGCGTCCGAGAATTTGGCGATCTTGTAGGGGCCGATCGCGGCGCTGGCCTCATAGGCCCGGATCAGGGTGGGGATCACAGCCGCATCTCCTTTTTCACATGCTGGATGGCGTCGATCATGCTGATCGAAAGGCCTTTCCCGGCCTGCTCGGTCTGGAAGGCCTTCGCCTTGTCATGCAGGACGCGCCCCTGCCGTTCGGCGTTCAGCGACAAAAACTCGCCGCCGGTCTTGATCGCGCTCGGCAGCTGCGCGGTGTGGGTCTCGCCCGCAATCGGCATGCCTTCGATCAGCTTGCGCGCCGTCTCGGGCTGCGACATGTGCAGCGAGACGAATTCGTCCCGGTTCGCGGCGTTCAGCCCGACCCGCTTGCGGGCGATCTCGCCATCCACGAAGGCCTCGGCCGTGGCGCGGGTCGCGGCGTCGCGGATGCCTTTCAGCTCGGCCGCCTGCGCCGTCACCTGCGCCTGCAGTGCGATCAGCGTGTCCTTGCCAGAGACCGCCAGGCGCGTGGCGGCGATCAGCGCCTCGCGGTTGCCATCGACACCCAGGATCGTGCCCAGCTCGGACTGCAGGGCCACATCCTCTTCCGCTTTGCCCTTTGCTCCGGTCAGGGCTTCGACCGCGGCGATGATTTCTTCGAGCGTCGCGGTTTCGGCCAGGCCGAGCGCGCGCGCCAGTTTCGTCAGATCCATGTCGGACTCCGAGTTGAGCGCGACGAGGCCGCGCAGGTTGGGGTAATTGACAAGAGAGGCCCGGGCGATCCGGCGCACCGTGCCATCGGCGGCGTAGATGATGACGGGCGAGATCCCGCGATACGCACGCTCTGCCAGCAGCGCGACACCCGCCGGGCTCCATTCGACCTGCCCCCAAACCCCGTCGGGGCGGGCTTCCATCGCGACGATCCGCCCGCGCGCGGGCGACGGGAGCCCGAGAGGGGCAGCCAGATCTGCCGCATGGTTTTCGTCGATGATCAGCCCGCCAGCGTCGCGGGCATCGGCTTGCAGAGACGCCGCGATGATCGCGACCGGGTCGGTGACCCGATACGGGCCGCGGCCATCATGGGTGCCGATCGTGCCCCCGGCCGAGGGCAACAGATGCACCCACTCGGGCGCATCCCCTTCGGGGAGCGGCTGGGCAGCGCAGAGCGCGAGGGAGGTGGAGGGTTTGTGCGTCATGCCGACACAATGGCGGCAAAGACGGGGCGGAATAATCCGCAACACCTTGCGGGGTGGTCAGATCAAGCCTGTCCCGCGCAGCCTGCGCGGGCAATGGGGGGGCTGTCAATCGCCGGTAAACGCGCCCGATAGCCAATCGCGGGTTTCGGCGAGGATGTTTTCCTTGTCCTCGTCCGAGAGGCCGAGATAGGGCCGCGCCGGGATGTCTCCCCAAAGGTGCGGCCACTGCTCCTTCGTCCCGCCGAACTGCATCATCGCGGCATAGACGCGATCCGAGCCGATTTGGACATAATCCGCACCGGCCGCGGAGAAGATCTGGCTGTTGAGGCTGCCGGAGGTGCCAAAGAGCGGCCGACTGTCCGTCTTGCGGGCGAGCGTGACCGGTGAGTTCGGCGCCCAGGCCGTGCCATCCGGCGCCGTACCCGCCGGAAATCGCGCCTTGGTCGAGGCCACCAGCAGCTCGCCAAGATCGCTCATGAACGTGGTCATGTCGCCCAGCTGATCCTGCAGCCGGTCGATGCCCGCCAGGATCTCGCCGTCGCGGAATTCGATGGTGATCACGACAGCGCGCCGTCGGGCAGAGGATCGGCTTCGGGGGGCGGGTACTTCGCCAGCTCGCCTTCCAGCGTCCAGCCGATCGCCATCAGTTGCCACGCCATGGACTTGGGCACATGCATTGGATCGGGTGCGGGGTAGCTTTGCTGCCAAGCAAAATGCGCGGGCTCATCCGGATGGGCAGACAGGTCCGTCAAGATTGACCGGACGTAGGCCTCGTGGGCCGGATCGACGACCAACCCCTCGATTTTCCCCGTTGCGAAGTCGATGTCAAACTCGATCCGCCCCGCGCCGCGCGGGTGATCATGAACAGCGATGACGCGGGTTTTTGGCATCTGGACCTCACACCTTCCAATAGAAAAGCACGCCAAGCGCCATTTCAAGCATCTCGGGATCGACTTTCATTAAATCTCGCAGCATCCGGATCGATTTGATATCGGCCCCCAGAACCGGCTGCAGCGCCATCGTCAGCATTTCCAGCGCCGGGTTTGGTTTGGCGAAAGCATATTCGCGGCCTTGATAGGCGTTGTAATAATGGTCTTTTCGCGCCCACTCGCCCCTGCGGATCTGGACCAGCGGCTCGCCTTTGGTGCGTTGCCGGTGCAGATCCTGGAACAGCAGATCAAGGTCAGGACACACCGCCTGCAGGTGGTGAGGTAATCCTTCTCGGGTTGACCGCGCCCACGGCCTGAATACTTAGCCACCGTGGCTAAGTATTCCCCGAACCGGCGCAACGCCGCGTCATTGCGCTCGATCAGGCGCATCATCGTCTGCCGCCGGGCGATTCCCAGCCGGTCTGCCAGCAGCGCCGCCGACATGCGCGGCTCGTCTCCCGCAGAAACCACAAGCTCGGTCGCTTCAAACAGTCCGTCCATCGGTCGCCTCCATGGAAAAGACCGGCATGGCCGCCGACTGCCCGAAAGCGGATGGCCGGATGATGTTGGATTGATCGGTGCCGTTCATGGCACGCACTTCCTGCGCCCAGACCTCAACCTCGGCTTCCAGCTGATCCTCGACGCAGCGGCACAGCCCTCCGGCCTTGTCCGCCACTCCCATCGTCGCGCAGGCGATGGCATAGCCAAGGAACGAGGTGAGATCGGTCATCATCTGATTGAGGGCGCCAATGTCGCCCGCAGCCCGTGCCGCTTCAAATTCGCCGCAAAGATGGGCTTTGATCAGCGCTTCAAGGCCCATCACGCGGCCTCGCGGCGCAGGCGTTCGGTGTAAAGGCGCAGGAAGGTTTCTTCCCCCACCTCGTCGATCATCTTTTGCCGCAGCGCCCGCGCCTTGGTGCCGTTCCAACCGCCCGTGGCCGCGCTTTTGGCATTGGTCGCCGTCACCCCATGCGGGGCGCACCAGTCCTTCAGATTGGTCCCGATCACCCGCAGGTAGACTAGGAACACATCGTAGAAGATCGGCCCCGGCTGGATGGATTTCACTTTATCTGCCATATGCTTTTTCCCTGATCGGTCACACAAAGACCGTAATTCCCGTTCAATCGCAGATTTGACGGCTATTTACGGTCATGTCAACAGGTTTTATCGCTATGAACGCTGAGTACGGTCTTAGACTGTCGTCATGGAGAAAAGAGCAGAAGCTCTCGCAGCGGGCGCTTGGCTCTGTTCTTGGTGTAAGCCAAGGATATATAAGCGATATTGAGTCTGGCCGAAGCGAGCCGTCGCGCAACTTCCTGCAGGCTCTCACAGAGCGGTTCGGGGTCAGCGCCGACTGGATTCTCTATGGTGTCGGCCTGCCACAGACCGAGCGATCCGGCGGTTTCGAGGCTCGAAAGCCCGGAAAACGCATCGAACCTCCCGACCTCGGGCGGCCTCTTTCGGGTGATTTCCGATTCGCCGACGAAGATTTCTTCTTGATCGAGCGGATGGATCTCGACGTTTCTGCGGGCCATGGCATCGTACCCATACCTGGCGCCGAAACCGAGAGGATCGCCCTGCCGCGCTCGATGTTCCTGCGCAGTCGCCTGACGCCCGATTTCACGGTGCTGGTGCGGGTCAAGGGCGACAGCATGGCCCCGACCATTCCGGATGGAGCGCTGATCCTGCTCGACTGCAGTGTCAGGCGGGTTGACCGCGCCGGGATCTTTGCCTTTTCGCTGGACGGTCAGTCCTATGTGAAGCGCCTGGTGCCATCGGGGACGATGGCGGACGGCAGGCCGCAGATGTTGATGCTGGTGTCCGACAACCCGGCATTTCCGCCGGTAGCCTTGGCGGGACCAGAAATGGACCGGTTGCTGATCGCGGGGCGGGTTCGGGCGTCGATTGGCCAGTTCGATTGACGCGCGGGCCTGCGACGACGCCAACGGGTTGCAGATTATCGGTCAGGTTGTATGGTCGAGGCATTCTTGGGGATAGCGAGGTTCGTGATGAAAAGCCTGACTTCGTTCACCAGCTGCGCCGGGCGAAACCTTTCGGCCTTCGCCTTGGTCGCAGTTCTGGCTGGATGCACATCGCAAGCCGCCCTCGACGCTCGTTCTCCCGATCTGACATTTGATTTGCCTGACAACTATCAGGCCGTCTACGCGCGGACATTGACTTCGATACGCCGTTGCTGGCCAGTCGAGAACTTCGCGAGCTCGTCTGAGTTCATCCAAAGCGACCTATTCAATGAGCTTGGGTACGCGGAGATCAATCGGGGACGGGCCGATCTGATGAGCACCAGCGCTGTCGCGAAGATAAAGATTTCGCGGGCCGGGCGCGGGTCGCGCGTCGAAGTTACGGCCCCATTCCTGGAAGCGCATCCGGCCCAAAAGGACTGGCTCGTCTACTGGATGAAGGGTGGCCAGAAGTGCCGGAAGATCGGTGAAGGCGCACCGCCGCCGCTCTGATATAGGCAGGCTGACGATGCAAAATCACTTGCATGTTCGGCGCGCAGTCATGCACCAAGTGATCTTGATAAATCGCATTAAGATTAGATACTTAGCTTAACATGCAACGGGTTTTACGAACTCGCGGCCCGATTTGCATGTTCCGATGCTGCGGCAAGCCTGCAATCCACCCTTCAAAGACCGTTTTAACACCTGTTTTTATTGGCGTTATCGGCGCTCTGCACCTGCGCCTCGGCGTATCCTCGATAGACGCCAGATCGCGCCAGAACGGCCGTTTTCCGCATCACTGCATGACATGGCGCCTGGGGCGCTTCGGCGGCGCTCGATGGCTGTAAGCCCTTTGTTTTATTGACCCATCCAAGGTCTTCCGCCTTCAGACGGCTTCTTCCGGCTTCCTGCAGATTGTCGTGTCAAACAACACAGAAAACGTGACTTCGGCCGAGCACCTGAACAAGCGCGAAGCAGATGTTGGGAATGTTGTTGGTATAAGCCCGCATTGCACGATGAACGGCAATGATATCAATGGCTTACTGAATGGGCTGGCGGACGGGATGAGCCCAAGGCGGTTTCGGAGCACTAATTTATTCATTATAAATCAGATACTTGCAAGACCTCTGAGGTGTGAGTGATAACTGGGTGGCGGATTTGTGTAACCTCTGTGCGGCGTCATTAAGGTAAGATCAGGCGATCTATATTTGGTTATCCAGCTTGACCACTCCGCAAGATATACGAATGCGCCCACACTTCACAGCGCAAGACGGGACAGCACGTTGTCGCAAGTGAGGCGGTATTGCCATTTATTGAATGCACGTGACGAACTCCGATGAGGGAGAGCACAACGGCAATGTTGCCGCTTGCAGAAATGAACCGCAACAAGTTGGCTACGACGAAGTGCGTGCCCAAGCTAGGAGATCTAGTTCGAACCGAAAACGAGCGAGTAGAACCGCTAAAGGACTAAGGCGGCATCAATCCGGAACAACCTCCACTACTGGCATCAGGCAGACAAGTCGCTCTACGGTATGTCATAACATCGAATTTATTTTCGAAACTAGCGAGATTGCGCATCAAAGAAGGTTACGATCATTTTCATGGCAACGTCACATGCATTGAGCGCTGCGACATCTTGCCAATTATCTGTTTTTCCCATGCCCCAGTCGCATATCCCCTTTATCATCACCCACTCTTTACCATTAAATTGACCAGACGCCGAAACTGCATTGCCCTCCATTTCCCCACCTATTGCGCCAGGAAACTCTGTCCTCAAATTTTCAACAAATTCCTTGCTGTCGACCAACTTCTGCCCAGAGATAATTTGACCGAAGTATATTTTAAAATCAGCCTCAGCAAAATTTGGCCTAACCAGACGCGCGGCCTGAAGTAGGCCAGTTCCCGCAGGAAGCTTTTCGCCTCTATTAATTGTTTTCTCTGTCCCAATGCGGGCTGTCTCATAGTCCTGGATCTCCGTTGAGACAAGTACATCTCCGCATTTTTGATAAGGCTCGCCGTTCTTCTCCGGCAAGAGCCCAAAGCAGATCCCAACGCTTATTAGATGTGTAGCCCCAAGTTCCTTAAGTGCTGCAGGAAGGATCAAACCAGCGCTGTTAACTCCCAGTGATCCTGCACTAGTTCTCAGATGATATACGTGCTGACTTGTTCCTCGTGTGTACTCCGTTGCGAACCCATTGCCCACTCGCACAGGTCGACTGGAAGTAAATCCACTTTCTTTTAATTTTTGGATTAGAGCATCATCCTCACTGTCGGTTGCCGTTGTAACTGCAATTACGTCGTTATTTTGGTGACTCACCTGACTACTCCATGTTGAGTTAAAGATCGGGTCCAATTGAGAAATTCTCGCAGCGCACTGAATTAATCGCTCGATTCCAAATCTATAGAATTCTTCAGGGTTTCCAAATTTTTTCACATAATCAATATCAAGATACTGAATAAAAACCCTATCAATGTGCAATCGAATTGAACTCATGTCGCTGCTGTCGTTAACCTTATTTCGAGCAGAGATCGCCAAGGCATCAAGAAAAATCTGAAGATGATAGGAGAAATGCCTGTGGGGCAAACTCCCATAATGTTCGATAATATCATCAATTGACCACAAAGAAACCTGCCGCAATGCGCCTAGCGCTTGGAGCGCACGTTTCAAAAGGGGAAAGTCAAATGCAGGAAAATTTTCAACGACATCCCGGTACGAGAATTGAGGTATGCCTGTGCAAGTGGCAAGCGAACGGCGATCAGCGTAGTTCTTCATATATAAAGCAGAAATTGCCCGAGTCGCCGCCTCAATTTGCCTGGCGCTCATCTCGCCACCAGCTATGTTGGAGACCAGGAGATCTCTAGTGATTGCAAGGTCTTCTCTTTTGAAAACTTTGGACTGAATGACATTCAATCCGGATTCGAACACCGCCCTATCTGACGGACTTAGACGAACAAGATCAAAATCGAATTTGCTCTGATCGTAAGCTAAAATTAGCCTGGATAGATCGCCAGTCATACTGAATGGGTTTCTGGTACCCAGCTGTAAATCCACTAGCCCTCCTTGGTCTGAAAAGTAAAATGGGTACCTCTCAGGCACATGGGAATATCTTGCTCGGCGGTCCTCAATAAATTCCGAAAGCGTTGCATTCGAACTGGTTGCATCTATTACGCCTCGCTGCATAAGCTTTATTACCTGCGAGAATAATTTTGGTCGAGAATTGCAATACTCAGCCACCTGAGAAATATTAGCCGAGAACCCATGAGCAAGAGATACCACCAAAATTCTGATGATGGCAATGTCGTCATCCTCAGGTCGATCGCAATTCGCCGCCCGTCCAGCTTCACGGTTTAGAAAATCAAGAAATACCGGCTTCGAAATAATTGTCACGCAAGCCTCGCGAGAAGCCAAGATCTATATTTTTCCGTATCATCATCAAAATTTCGCAAGCCATCAAAACAAAATTCCGACCACTCCGGGCCATTTATCTCCAGCCGCCTCTTCGAATTTGGCCTAAAATCAAAATATTTACTAATATCAAGCAGACTCACCATAACAAATGCGTCCGTCTCAGCGGAGTAAAATGCAAACCTATTTGAAAGCAAGTCAGCAACTTGATAGAAGTAAATCTTTTCTTCAGGCATTAATTTCCCATGCTCCAATC